TTGTAAAATTTCTTACTTGTGCGCCAGGAGATAAAACTGTTTTACCATATTGTGATCCAGCTTTAACAGCAAGCATACTTGTATACATTCTTCCCCAAATAGAGGTCTGTGATATCATGTCTGATGTTGCTCCCATCAATGCATCAAAGACATCAGCCCTTGCATATGATCCAGTTAAGGCCCCTGCATTATCATCAAACTGTTTAAATATAATTGCATTACCTTGAGCATCATAGTCTTTTAATTGTGTTGGAGCTTTTCCAGTATTAGGATCTATTTCAAATTTTGTTCCAAACTCTTTTGATTTTAAAAATTTAACGCCTCCTGTTTTTGGAGCTAGTTCATCTAATTGTTTTATTTGTTTAAACATTTCTGTCTTACCAATAAGACCTGAAAGTTTTTGCGATGTTATATTGGCTGTAAGCTTGGTGTTAGCAAGAGCACTCTTCCAATCTGTTTGCAAATACCCTGCTGTTTCTCCTAATGCTCTTCTTACTTGTGGTAAGTTATCTAATTGTCTACCTTTAAGAATACTTTTTTCTCTTTGCAATCCTTCCATCAACATATCCTTAGTTTCAAATTCCAAACCAACTTTGTTTTTTGGTCCAGGATTTCTTAATTCAAAGAACGCTCTTCGTGCTGTTGTCTCATCTACTCCAAAAGTATTTTGTATTTCTTTGACAGCTTTATCTTGAAACTTTGGCTGAACTTTAAAACCTTTATCAAGAATAGCTCGATATGCTCTAGTGCCATAAAGTCCTGCATTTTCTGCAATAATTGCTCTGAGTTCTTGAGGCACAAACAAGTGCATAAATCCATCTGCGGTTTCATCACTGTAATTTAATATTTGATTTGAATAGGTATCAAAAAGCTCTCTATTGTTTTTTAACAATGTAGATATCTTTAATCCTTCTCCGAGCCCAAGACCCTTATAGTTTATAAATTGTTTTTCTAAATCTAAAATATTTTGTTCAGCTTCTCTTTGTATTCTTTTAGCATCTTGTATTTTTTTCGTACGAGATAAATTGGGGGATTGATAATCAATTCTAATTCTAGGAAACATATAATCTTCTATGCTTCTAGATAACGCTAAAGCATTTGTTTGATTCATAGTTCCTGTATTTACACTTCTTTGAGTTGTTTTTATTATTTGATCAAAAGCAGTATCAACTTGATCTTGCATCGCTTTTACTTGAGATGTTTTAGCGGCCATCGTTTGTGCTACAAATTCATCTGGCCTATCGCCTGCAAAGGTAAACCATTTTTTTAACACACTTTGATTAGCATCAAAAGCAGTTCTTTGTAACTCACCGGGTTTTAATGCTCTAGTTGTGCCTACTGCACCTTTGGCTATAACTGATCCAAGTGGTGCTAATAAATCTGTTGCCCCATAAATTGCGCCTTTCGTTGCTTTAAATGCTAAAGGTATGCCTAATATAAACCCTGCGCCTTCTGCGGCTACATTTAATTTTTTCTTGAGTCTTTCATGTGCGGCCTCTGCACCATTGAGTCTTGCTAGTCTTGCCTCATCTGACTCTGATTGTTTATCTATAAAAACATCTTTGAGAGTTATTATATCGTCAGTGGCTACTGCGCCATCAACAATACCACCACCTAATGCTTGACCGATCTTGCCAATTTTTCCTGTCTTAGCTAAAACGCCAGCAACTCCAAAACCTGGTATACCAAATTGAACTAAATATTTTGTAATATTTCCTGCTGTGGTTTTAGCTTCACCCGGAGATATCTTATCAAAGTATTCATTAACATCTTTTGTTAAATCAGCATCATAATAAGAATCATAAGCAGATGTAACAGTGGTTGATAAACCTCTGCCGATATCTTGAACGCCTCTTACAGCTTGTCTGCCGACATCTCCAAGCACACTAGGCTCGCCTTTGTTTAAAAGCTTAAGTTCAGCTTCATGCTCTGCTTGAGCTCTTTTTATTGTTTCTGGATTTTTATCTTCTATGTATCTTGAGAAGCCATCTGAAAAAGTAATGTATGGCATAAGATCACGGATTTGGGCTTGGTGCTGGGCCAGGAATGTTTATTTTAGGCGGTTTCGGTCCTGCTACTGGACGTATTTGAATTCCAAAACCAGGATCTGTATAAACATCAACACCTTTGCCTAATAAAGATCCTACAAAAGGTGCCCCAACTGGTTTTCCGTTATAGGTTAGAGTAAAATCTGGATATCGATCAGGGGTATATCCAGCAAGTTCAATTTGGTCTATTAACAAAGTTTCATACACAGATTCTGGTTGGCCTGGTTTGACGTCTCCAAGAGTCATTCCAAGTTGCGCTGCTTGCATTCGTTGGTAAATTGCAAGAAATTCTGGATTGTCTTGTAAAAATTTAAGTGTTTTTACATCAGCAGGCCACATGTCTGCTTGTCTTGTCTCTTCACCAAAGTATCCTTCGCCAAAAGCAACTGCTGGATTAATAGGAACATATCCTTCAACAGGCTTCATCATGTTTAAAAATCCTGCCATCGCTTTTTTAGCAAAGTCTGGATCATCGGCAACTTTTTCCATGTAGCCTGATGGTAAGGCTTTAATATAATCAAAGAACTTAGGCTTGCCTTTTTCATCTCCAGTATCAGGATCTATAGTGTCTATAAACTCATCAGTCTTTTCATCTACTGCAAAACCTTTGTTTTTTAATACTTGTTTCATGTGATAAGCTAAAGAGTTATCTTTTTGAGGAACACCGCCACCAAATGGACTTCCTTTTGGATCATCTGACAGTGTATACTTTGAACCATCTTTTGGACCATCGGCACCGCCGCCGCCTCCACCTCCTTTTAAATCTTCTGAACCTACAAAAGGCCCCCATGGGCTCATTAGATATGCCGCGACGCCACCTGCAATTTGATATTTTCTTCCATAAGGATGAAATGGATTTATAAATTGCCCTGTTTTTGTCAAAAAACCTACTTTGTCAGGGTCACCAGCACCAGGCTGTATTATCTCTGGGTCTTTTGCTCCTGTTGAGCTTTTTGGTTGTTTACTTGGGCCGTCAATAGCATCATCTATTTTTCGATTAATTGCAGCTGCACCACTAGGAATTGGTGCAGCATCAATCTCAATACGATTGCCATGTTGATCTATCCTGCCATGTTTATAAATAGGCCTGCCCAACCTATCAGTCCCTGTTTGTTCAACCCAAACATTTTCCACAGGCTCTGTTTTAATCTCCTCAAGATCTTTCCTTCTATTAGCAGCTGCTGCTTCGTTTCTTTGTCTTTCTAATTCTTTTTTTCTTCTTCTTGTTTCAGATGCTTTTTTATTTTTTTCCTTCTGTTTCGCAGCTTTTAATCTTGCTACTTCAGCTTTAAATTCTTTAGTAGATTTCTTTGGACCTCCATCTTTGTTTTGTAGTTTAGGATTATTCTTTACTTTATTTAAAAAAGCTCTACCTAAAGTTAAACCACCGCCTGCTATATCAGTGCCTTTTGCAAGCATCATAATACCGCCATCAGCTTTGTGCTCTGGAAGATATTCATCCGGAAGCATCTGCCAAGGATTGTATCTAGAATAGTCTGCTTCTGTTACAGCGCCGGCTATAGCAGATGGTATGACTTTAACTTCTTCTGCAATTACTTCTCTACCTTCTGGTGATTGGGCTATTTCATAAAACTCTTTACCCATACCACCAATATCTTTGACTAGATCCCACACACCCTTGTAGCCTTCTTCCTTCTGATAATCAGGATTTTCTTTTATATAGTCTTTCATTTCATCACTGTAGCCGATGCTGCCTAAATCTTGACCTAAAATCGATTCGATTCCTGTCTGGTGAGGAACCAAATCAGCTACCTCTTGCCTTACTAACAATTGACCTGTTTTACCTTTAATACTTTCTCTAGTTGGACCAAGTGTTAGGCCTTTAGCGGCTTTCACTTTTTCTAAAGTTTTCTTTAGTTTTCTTCCTTTAACTCCTGCTTGAATAAGTTTGGCTGCAATGCCTGCTGGAGGAAAAGCCATCAAACCAAGTACAAAATAATCAACAGGGTCTGTTGGGTCAAACAAAAAATCAGTAAAATCTCTTAAATTAGCGCCAGTGCCTGGTGCTGTTTTTTGAAGATTATAAAAATGTTGACCAGCATCACCACCTGGCTGCATCTTTACTGGATCAAGGCCTGATATTATTCCCGGCATTACATCACCTTACTGTAATCTACAGCGTAGTAGCCATCTTTAACAATGACTGCATCTGGTTTAACTTCGAGAACTTCTTGCGCTATTACACCTTCAGCTGGTGTTGAATCAGCCCCAATGGCTTTACCTTTGTCGTTCCAATCCCATGTGTACCAATTAATACCTGGCTCAAGCTGGCCGACTTTTTTAATGTTTTCTTTTAAACCTACATCAGAAAAAGGTGTGTATCCTAAAGAACCTAATCCAGTGGCAATAGTTCCAGCAGCGCCGACTGCTTGTCCTAATGCTGATGGTTGCTGATAGACACCACGTTGATATGCGCTTGTGCCAGTACCTCCAGAGATACCTCCCATTGGAGATCCAGCTAGAAGCTGTTGACCTGTAAGCAATCTTTGTAATGGTTCTTGAGCAAGCTGTTGCGCTCCAGCAAACTGTCTTGTCAGCGCTGCTTGCTGAGTACCTTGGCCTTGTTGACCAAGTTGATTTAATAAGTTGATTTGATTTCCTAGTTGCTGTTGAGATTGTTGTCCTAATCCTGCTAACCCACTGCCAATCTGTCCAAACTGTCCACCCATGCCAGCAGATAACTGCCCCAATCCACCTAAAGTTTGACCTAATTGTGCTTGTTGTCCACCCAATCCTGCTTGCAATGCTGCAAAGCTTTGTTGAGATCCTCTTTGACTTTCAAATGCTTGTTGCGCTTGTTGTTGAGCTTGACCAAAACCTCTGCTTCTTATACCAGAAACAGCTTCTGCTGCACCACGTCCTGTCTGTCGGGCAAGTTCCTCTTGCGATATACGGCCACGAGAGCCACCAAATGCGCCTTGAGATATAGCTCTATCTCTTAGACCTATGCCTGCTTGCGCTGATTGTCGATTAATGTCTTCTAATGTTTGTTGAACAACTTGGTCTTCATATGGGTCATAAAACATTTGAGCCATTGATGGGTCATACATCCCTGTGGTCCCCATACCTGTTTGTTCTGCTCTGCCTAACGCACCAAGACCACCTGTTACTGCTTCAGTAGCACCCGGCAAATATCCAAAAGCTTCGTCTAAAGCTCTCTCTTGTCTACCGAAGAGTCGACCAGATTCGGTTAGATAAGGTTGATATTCTCCTAATCTCCCTGTCTGTTGCCGGGCTTGTATTTGTAGAGGAGTTAACCCAGCAGTTTGCTCAATTGGAATATCTCTTGGTCTTGATATGAGACCTTCGTATTCACCAGGTGCGCCAAAGTAAGATGATAATAATCTGCGTGAGTAATCCTCCATGTACGGAGAAACAAAACTATAACCAGTTTGAGGGGTTGTTATAACCTCTGCTGGTGGTGCTGTTTTTGTTTTACTTAGACACATCTTTTATTTATTTCCTATAATACATTCCACCTATTTGGTGAAAGCCCTTTTTGTTAAAAAGTTTCTTGGCTCTTTCAACTCCATCAAGGTTAAAAACGCCAAGAATCAAGGGTTTGTTTTGCTCTTTAGCATATTCTATTACTGCATCCATTAAAAGATGGGATGGCGGTGTTTGATCTTTTAAATTCCTATACTCAGGTAATACATAAAACCAACCATCACCTATGTATTGTTCTGCTGACCACCAATAATCATCAGGGCCTACAGCAATACTACCAATGATTGTATCGCCATCTAATACATTATACACAATCCCATTAAACAAGAAATGATTTATGTGTGATGATGCACGACCCCATTCAATGGGTGGAGATCCTTTGCCTGAAAGAGAATGTTCTATCCAAAAATGTTCTGATAGAAAATCAGCTATACGTTTACCATTTTCTAGTGTAGGCTCTACCTTTTCTAAGGTTAAATTCATACAAGTTGTTGAGCTATTTCTTCTCCGAATTTTTGCATCTTGTACATTTCACGAGCACCTAACAATCTTTGCTCATATTCGTCTTGTGGATTTGCACCAGCCGCAATACCCATGCCTCTAACGGCTGCTGAATTAGTTACGAATTCACCATCACTTAACATGGCTGGAATTTGATCCCCTTGTTCTCCACCTGGTCCAGTAACTAATTCATCCCTTTCAGGATAATTTTCAACGCCCATTGCTCCAGTGCCATCTGCATATCCACGCAAATTTTTAATTACATTTGCCATGGTTTGGTTTGCTTCATTCATTCTTCTTGTATTTCCACCCATGCCTTGTGTCATTTGTAATTCTTTATCAATCAACTTAAGTTCATTGAGCAATGCATTAAAAGCTTTTGGATTATCATCCAAATATATAACATCTCTTTGTTCTCTATCTATGTAATAACCCTCTTCAATAATATCATTTATGTCTCTTCTTCTATCGTGCAAGTTTTCAACTGCTTCACTTGGATGTCCGTATGGATATTTAGGAATGCCAGTAACTTTAACATCCTCAACATTTTCATTAGAAGGATTTAGATAATTATAAACTGCACTTGGTATGCTGGTTATGCCTTCTGCTACACTAGAAATTCCACGCTTTGCCCCTGAAGCCATTTCACGAATAGCCCCCATTGAGCCGGTACCATCAGCATACGCATTAACGTATTTTCCATCTTTGGCGTATAACTGACTAGCCATACGTCTTGGTTGTAAAGCATCTATATAAGTTGCTTCTCTAGGAGGAGCCACTAATGGAGAAAATGGAACTCCTTTTGCTTGTGAATAAATTTTGGATACTTCACTTGGGTAGAATCGATAAACATCTGGTGTTGTGTCTTTAGCATTAATGCTTATAGGAGCGCCTGGTGTTGTATCTCTGTAACCCATTGATCTAGAGTAAGATCCTATGCCTTCTGATGGTGCGCCATAGGCTCTAGCAAGAGCAGTAGCCATACCTTCTTCAGTAACTTCGCCAACATCTACGCCTAAAACGTTTTCTAAATAATCGTTAATATCAAAATCAAAATCAAGATCTAAGTTAGCTAAGCCACCTCCATTGTATCTTTGTATTTCAGGAATGTTTATTTTAGGTGGTTTCTTTATTAGATCCAACATTCCTGCACCACTTGCGCCTTCAATCAGGTACTTAAAAGCATTTGCTTCTCCAACTTGACTTAGTAACTCACCGAAATTTTTGAATTTTTCTGCTTTTAATTTTAATTTTTCTTTTTCAACACCTTTTGCTAAATCATCACGAGCGTCATCTTCAACTGTTCTAGTGGCCTTCATATAATTTTCATATGCAGATTTGTCAAAATCGTAACCTTCGCCATATTTACCAAAGTCAACAGACAAATCTGGTTCAAACTTAAAGTTTGGATCTGTTACATCATATGTTGGTGGAGTCATGTTTCCTGCAAGTATATCTTCTATACCTCGTGTGCCTGCTGGTAAACTATTTGGGAGATTAATAAATGTACCAGCTGCATAGCCTGGCACAGCGGCTTCAACTTCTTCTTTAGTTTTTGTATGATAAGGCTTACCCATAAACTCAAAGACTTCATCGCCTCTTTCTCTAGCACGCTTAAACTCCATTTCAAACAGTTCTCTGATACTTAAGACTGGTTCAGAATCAAAATCAAAGCCTTCTGGTTTAAGGATATCACGCATGTATTCTTGTGCTGGTCCAAAAGGAGCTGACATAGAAGAACCAACCCCACCTCTGATTGCTTCGTAAATTTTTCTAAGGTTACTTTTGTCTTGCATTTTATATTTGTTTTTTTAATTCACATTCTTTCATTTGTATTCGTTTGATTGTGTCATAAATTATGTATACCATTTTTCTATTCCCCAATACTCTTTATCAGATCCAAGGCTTATTGTTATGCTTCCTGCTATTTTTATTGTAACAGAACCAACTAATGCTTGAGCTTCATATCCTTGTTTATTTATTGGAGTATGTAACTGTATCCATTCAATGCCAGCATAAACCTGTAAAACACCAATAGATGTATTCCATATTACATCACCTTGATTAAAAGCTAAAGTGGTAATATCAGAATCATTAAACTGCGGGGTTGCACTTGGATCGAACTTTCCTAAATTAATCTCTAGTATTCTAACTAATCTATTAAATGTGTCTGCGTCAACATCAGTTAATGCTAATGGTAACCTAGTATCAAGAAGCTTTGCCATTATTACCTTCTACCATCAGGCCTAATGTCAAATCTATTGGCTCCTATTCTCCATTTAAAACCTGTACGAACTGATGAATCTGCGTCATCATCTGATTGAACTCTAAGTACCATTTGTCTTGCTCTTGCTCGTACATGGTTTTGTTGTGTTGAACTTGTTACATCGCTTGTTGACTTAGTTGTAAGTGAATCGCCTGGGAAATTTCTAGTTTTTAATACATAATTAATTTGGCCATCAGATGCATTTGCTCCAAAGAAATTAACATCTGGAACAATTCTTCTTATAAAACCAAATTGATCACCATCATTCAAATCAATATCACCAGATTCTATATACACATTATCCATTGGAGATCCATCTGCATCATCTGTGCTTTCATGAGTATAAATATAGTTAACAGAATTATCTTTACCAGTTGCTGTAGGTTTTTCAAATACACCATCATCAATCCAAGCTGTTCTTGAAAGCTGCCCAATACTCCAAGCTTGCTCTAAATAATTATAAGAAACATATCTATCTATTTCTGTAGAAGAAGATGATGGGTAAAACCAACCAACTTCATTAAACTCTTTATTAGTAAAAGCAATAACTTTGTATGATTGATTTGAATTAAAGTCATCAAGAACATAATTTAAAACAGAAGAAATTAACCTGGTTACAGATCCATTGTAATTATAAAAACCATCTCTAGACATCCAATAAACTCCATCTGGAGCATTAATGGCCCCATTAGGAGATATCAATCCTACATTTTCATTAACCAAATTAACTCCAAAAGTATATGGAGCTCCAACAAATTGCATACTATATAAAGAAGTATCAGTCCATATAAGAATTTCTTGTCTTGATCTTAATCCACCAACTATTTCAGAACCAGAAGAAAGTCTTAGTGATCCTGCTGTGTTAGTAGATGTCGGCTCCCATTCAGTAATGCTTTCTTGGTCAGAAAATGCAATAAATAAAGGGTCAATTGATCCTGTTCTAGCGCTTTCACTAATGGGATCTGCGCCCAATACAATAACGTGTCTGTCTATATCGCTAACAATTGTTTGAATGCCCTTTGTGGGAGCAAGATTTGATCCAGATAAGCTTGTTATATTTACAGCCCTAGTTGTTAATCCGTTGCTTTTATCCCAATAATATATTCCTCCATATCTAGGATTAATAATAAGATCTTCGCCAAAAGCATCGTGTGACCACAATCTTAACTGGTCAGTTTCAGATAAAGCAGTAGTAGATCCAAAAGTTCCAGCACTCCATGTACCTGCACCCCAACCAGTTGATTGAACATATACATCTAAGCCCACATTTATTTGATAAACCCCATCAACCCCAGACCCACCATTGCCACTGTCACTGCCAGTAGCGCTTACTTCATCTCCAGAAGTATCTTTGGCTATAATTTCATAAGTGTTTGTGCCTGTAACTCTGCTAATTTGATATTCTTGATTTAAAACAGCAGCCGTTATTGCATCTCCTAAGCTAACTGCGCCTGATATCGTTACAAAATCATTGGCTACTGCGCCATGAGAAGAATCAGTAACAGTTAATGTTGATGACCCACTAGATGCTGAAAATGTTATAGAGTTTGTGCTTGTTTTTCTTGTTGGTGTAACATCATTTAAAACATTTCCACCTTTTATATAATATTTATATGTGGTTCCCAACCCTAAATATTTAGTTGAATCAAGGGAAACCCATGCAGTTAAAGCTCTACCTGTACCTTCATAATTTTCAGCGGTTGTTTTTTGCCAGCCGCCTATTTTTTCAGGAAGACCTTTTCTAAATCTAACAAGGTTACCATCAGTCCACCCACCTTTATCCATGAGATCAGTCATTTCCTTTTGAATTCCAGGCTTAAATATAAATTTTGTTAAAGGCATATTATTTCATTTATCAATGGTTAAAGAATTTAGCTTTGGCATTTTATTTATTTTTAATAAAGCTTTAAGCAAAGAATCCTTTGAATCTATTTTATTTAAAGTATTAATGCTTTTAGATACTTCTGTTAAATTTTTTGTACCATCATAGACATCAAAAAATACTTTACTAATTGGCAAAGCAACAAAACAAAACATGTCGACTTGGCCGTTTCCATATCTTACCATTTTATTTTGGCGAATGTTATTAGCAGTTCTTTTGCTTGTTCGCAACTCCCATCGATAATAATCACTATTTCTTCGTGTGTATATAGAATTTGTAGTTTTGACTTGAACTCTATAAAGATAGTTTTCATGATCAAGAATTAGATCAGATTTGTGCCCGTTGGGAGTAGGTATTACAGAGTCACAGTATCTAAGCAAAAATGATGCTGCTAGATATTCTCCTGCTAATGATATCCTAGAGGAGTATTCAGACATTTAGACTCCTTTAAATATTTTGCCAGTCTTTTCCTTCAAACATTAAAGCTTCTGCTTCTCTTCTTCTTGTAAGCCCAGCCAAAACTTTTCCTCCAGCTTTATTCCATCTCTTAATTTGGTTTGGAACTTCGTCATATTTGCCTTCGTTTAAAAATCTTAAAAGAGAAGATCTTTTTAAATTGGCTGGTCCCAGGTTATACACCCAAGAACAAAGAGCATCAAATTGACATTGGTTAAGTGGCACTCTTACAAGAGCATTAACATAATGCTCATATTCATCTTCAAGTTCACGCCATAACATAAAATCTGCTTTTTCTTCAGACCATTTTTCCCCCTCTTCAACATCTTTGGTGTGGCCATAGCCTATGGTCCAAACACCAACAGCATCTTGGTATGCTTCAAGTTCACAACCTTCAAATGATTTTATAAGTTCATACCCTGCGTCAGAAATGTGCATCAAATATTCATCGTCCCTGATACAAGAGCGATTAAAAGAGTTGACAGAAAGCCAATACTTCCAAAAGTTGCAATTCTTATAGTCTTGTTTAAATCGTTTATTTCTTTTTTTATTTCTTCTGTTTCTGCAAAAATTGTTTTCCATCTTTCCTCACACTTTGCCTCGTGTTCTCGAAGGTCTGCTGATACATCTGATACTGTTTTTCTAATCGCCATCTTTTTTTTCTGGTGTATGTGAAGCTCCAAAGTAAAAAGAAATAACAGCACTAGCTAAACCACCCAAATATCCCAACACTAGATTAATAAGTGCTTCACTATTCTGTTCTGGTGGTTGAAGGGTTACTAAAAATATATAAGACATAAACCCAAATATAGTAATAAATCCTAAAATCCTAGTTGTCCAATCTTTGCTGAACTTAAACCTTGCATCTTTCTTATCTGCTACTTCTAAGCTAAAGACATCTACTTCTAATTCTTTCATTTGCAATTCAAAGCTTTGCTCGGCTTTTTTAAGCTCAATCATTTGTTCTGGAGTTGCTTCTTGAATCGCTTGATTGATTGATCTTGGATCTGTTTTACAACCTAAAACTTGAGCAATAACAGATGCCGCTTGTCCACCTAAAGGACCACCTAAAGCCGATCCTAATGTTGGTGCTACTGCGCCGATTACATTTTTTATTAAGCTAAATTTCATATTATTACCCCGCTAATGGATTTTTATTATCTAGTTTATTAATCTCTTTCTCTAAACTTTTTATATCTGCTTTAATAGTAGCTATATTTGTTTTTATGTTTTCAATCTTTTCGCCTTGAGACTTTAATTCAACCATAATATTTTCATCAATACTTTTATTTATATATTCAACTGATGTTTCTATCCCAACAAATCTTTCTTCTATAATATTTTGTGCATCTTTTGTTTTTCCTAAACCACCAATTTTAGCCTCAAGGTTAGCTATGCGATTAACATAAGTAGCACCTGTATATCCAAAACCTGCAAGAGTTGTAACTATTGTTGCAAGAGCAATTAGTTGTGTTGTTCTATTTTGAAACCAATCCATATCATTTTCCTATAATTTATTTTCCCAATTTTCTATTGCTTGTCTGATAGCGTCTTCTGCTAATACACTACAATGTAATTTAATAGCTGGTAAATCTAAAGCTTCAGCTATATCCTTATCTTTTATTTGGTTTGCGTTTTGTATAGTCTTACCTTTTAACATATCAACAAACATAGTGCTAGATGCAATAGCTGAGCCACACCCATAAGTTTTAAATTTAACATCTGTAATAATGTTATCTTTAATTTTAAGTTGTAACTTCATTACATCCCCACATGCAGGCGCACCCGCTAAACCTGTTGCTATATCAGGGTCTTTTGGATTAAATCTTCCTACAGAATGTTTTGTAGGATTTTTTAAAACGTTTTCAAATCTATCAATAACTTTTTGTGAATATGCCATTTATAAGTTTGGTTGTAATTTTCTTAAATTAGTTAAAGTTTTTATACTTTGTTCTGCTAACCCATAAAAGGTAGCATTATTATCTAATAATTTATTATTAGTATAAATGCTTTTAGGCTCATACCAAAATTCTTTTTCAGGTATGTATACTGTTCTGTAATTATCAAACCCAGGTAAAAAGCCCATAACAGCTATAATTGCATTTTCTGATCCATATTCTCCTGTTTCTTCTTGTTGAGCCTGTACTTCTTCTTTAGCAGTTTGTAAGTTTTTAGCAATTATAGTTTCTACTGTAGTATCAGAATCAGAATCTAAATCAGAACTAGAAGTAATTGAACCTGATGAAAAATCTGTTTGATCTTGGTTTGTATTATCAGAAACATTAGCTACAACTACTTCAGTTATTACTGTTTCCGTTTCAAATGTGTTACTGCTAACAGAATTAATGGAAAGATCTGATAAAGCCATATTACTCATATCAAGAACTTGGTTTGTTTGGGCCGTAGAAGATGCAAATTGATCTGACATACTTGGAGAACTACTGGTACTAATGCCCGCATTAATTGAAGAAGAGGCCCCTGTAGAATTAGTTCCAGCTATATTACTTGAAACAGAACTATTATTATTAGAATGAATTGAACTGCCAGCAGTTATTCCACTTACACTTTTTTGAGCAGTTGTTATTGTAGAAGCTACAACTCTAAGGGCCATCTCTCTACTAATAGAACTCTTCCCTTTTGCATTCTCTTTTTCAACAATTTGAAACTCTTCTGTAAAAGCTTCTTCAAACTCTTCTGTAACTTCTTCTCTTTCAATACGTTCTTCTTCTATTTCTGCTTCAGCCATTCTTTCCTCTATAGATTCAAAAATTTCTTCTACAGCTTCTTCTTCAAATATTTCCTCTATAAATTCTTCTTCAGGTTCATCTTCCAATACAAATTCTTCTTCCATTTCTTCAAGATGTTCTGTTTCTTCTTCAAACCATTCCTCCAAATCCTCAATTGTTTCTAATTCTATAAATGTTTCTGGTTCTCGAAAATTTTCTACAAGAAAAGTTTCTTGAAATATAAATTCTTCCAATAGTATTTCTTCTGGTATATATTGTTCTTGTTCCCATGTATCCATAGCAATATCAATATCATCATAAGACTCTAGAGGTGTGCTGTCCCAAACAACCATCCCATCTTCTTGAAATTCAACTTCCATACCATACCACTCATCTACTTGTTCTTGCCCGAATTCTTCTAAATCTATTTGATACCACTCTTCGTCTGTCATTTCTATTCCATAATAAGGATCGTCATCAAAAGTGTCATACTGTGTCATACTTTCTTCATACCCATAATCAATATAAGTTTCATCAAAATAAGCTACTGATTCTTGTTGGCTATAACCTGGACAAAAGGGGCCATATTGAGGATCTAAGTCGCATTGAAAGTCATCATAAGCGTCCCAATAATAAGGGCATGATTCAGAATATAATTGATCAATACCACATTGTTGAGATAAATAAGCTGCTGCATAACCATCACAATCCTCGTCATATAAAGAATTTAATGCACATTGTTGAACTAGATAAGCTTCTGCATAACCAGCGCAATTCACTGAAGTTAAAGGCGAAGTTATACAAAGCGATTGACCAACTCCTACTCCATACAAAGAACCACCATTTTCTAATAAAGTATTTGCTGCGTTACTGCTAGAGTTCCAATCATAACTTACACAAGTTCCTGAAATATTAGTAGTGCCTGTATTACACTCATCAAAAAATAAGTAAGTATAAATATCTGAAGTAGTTGGACCCTGCTCTCCAATAAGAACATCGTGTGTTTTAATATCCAATTCACCATATCTATATTCAAATGTATTATTAGGATATAACCAAACTTCTATACTATTATCTGAACCACTTCTGTTATACTCCCTCATCTTATACCAACCAAAAATAGTATAATCATCAAAGGCTTTAGCCCTCATAGCCGAACCATTATCTTTTATTAGATCAGTCCAGAATACAAATAAAGTATTAGTATATTGAGGTAGGGGGTCAGGGGTGTAGTCTCCACAATAACTACCTGTTAGATTAAAGTGCAGACAGCCATTGGTAGCCATTCTAGCTTTAGTAAAATCATTACCATAAAAAGTAAAAGTAAAACCTAAATCAAAAGCTGCTGATACTGAATCATCATTTGAACCTAGTCCTGTTGAACCTGATGAATTGGTTTGTAAATCGTATAAGTCTTGATTGGCTTCATAAATGTATTGTGCTGATAGATTACTGGTAAGTAATAAACAACATATTATTTCAAAGCAGCGATACATTCTTTTTTATGCTGGGAAGAAGAGTGCCAAGTTGATTTACAACGCTTAACTTGGTCTTTATACCAAACTTTATAGTCAGGTCTATCTGTTTTATTTTTATCCCAAGCAACAGTAGCATCTTTACCTATCTTTCCTCTGTATGGACAAGGCGTGCCAGCTTGCTCCATAGCAACAAATACTCTTGGATCAGCGCAAAGTAGTGATATAGAAGCTACCTTCATGCCCATATCATATAGATACTTAGATAATTTTAGCCTTTCGCAGTTTTTATCTGTAACTGTTCTACCACTTGAGAAACCAAATACTTGACCTTGAAAAGCTCCAGATCTACCTACAGTACAAAGGTCTTGAGAGTAAGACATAATACTAGGCGCTATAGCACTAGCAGGCGGTGCTTCTGATTTAATGTTTTGATTAATAGTTTGTGTGCTACTAGATTCATTAATATTTCGGTTCGTATTATCTGATGTGGAATTGTTATTGTTCTGATTAACATTGTTGGTCTGTACATTTGACTCTGATGTTGATTGATTGACATTTGTATTATTTGAAGTGTTGACATTAGTATTGTTTGAAGTGCTTGTATTATTGACATTTTGATTTACTGTAGAATTAACTGTGGAGTTAGATGTAGATGTTGATGTATTAACATTATTATTAGTGTTGGTATTATTAGAAGTTGAAATATTGGTATTATTAGAAGTTGAAATATTGGTATTTGTATTAGAATTTGTATTTGTTGAATTATTAATATTTGTGTTCTGATTAGTACTAACGTTTGTATTTTGATTAGTGCTAACATTTGTATTTTGATTAGTGTTAACGTTTGTATTTTGATTAGTGTTAACGTTTGTATTTGTATTTACATTAGTATTGTTATTGGTGTTTGTATTATTTGTTGTTGTATTGTTAGTCGTATCTAAACTATTTTCTTCACAATACTGAGTGCCAGCAGTACAAGTTCCTGTTTGATCTGCATAAGTAAAATTTGCAAATAATAAAAGTGTTATTAGCCATGGGGAAAATTTAAGTTTTAGTGTTTGCATTTTCAATTAGTGTATGTAGCCCTTCTTTAATCAATATATCTCTATTCTTTAAGTGCTCTAATTGAATATCTTCTTTGCTTTGGCCCTCATACCTAACTGCCATATGGTTTGTAATCATTTGTTGATTAATATTTATTCCATCTACTATAACTGATGCCAAAACCCTACCGAATTTTCCTTTAGAGTCTTTTAATTGCGTCTGTAAAATGACGTGTTTGCCATTTGATATGGCGTCTTGTAAAAACTTAGTAGCTAACTTACCTCTAGCCTTTTCGTCTTTATTGCGAGTCCGGGACTCAGGAGTGTCTATGCCATATAAACGTACACGACACCTATGAATTATATTAAAACCGAGATCAAGCTCAGCGTCAATAGTGTCTCCGTCAACAACCCTGCTAACTTTACACCCATACTCATACATTATTTCTTAAGAGGTTGGCCTTTTCTTTTTTTAATTTGAGTGTAAGCTTCGTTTATATCTGGTGTTGTAGGATCGTCTGCAACATACCTACCACTTTTATTTCGAGCCCTTGTTGTTGAAGATACAATAGTATAAATAGGAGGGGGTGTAATAAACTTAATAAATTTTTTAAACCAGCTCATTTTTAACTTTTAAACTTTGCTACTATTTCTGATAACAATTTAGGTTTAAGCTTTTTTATAGCAAAAACCAAAATTACTAAAATTATTCCTAGGGGTATTAAAAATTCCATACTTACTCCTTGTCTTCATCTTGAAGTTTGTCAGTTTGCTTATCAACGTTTTCTACTACAGTATTTACTACGCCATCATAGGTTTCTGCTACAGTAGTAACAACATCACTAACATCTGTAAATACTGCGCCTGAAACATTACCAACAGTTTTTACAGTTGTATCTACAGTAGTTAAAGCTATATCTTTTCCGCCTTCTATAACAGACCCAACTGTTGCACATGAGGTAACAAAAATTCCAACACCCAATAAATATATAAAATGTTTCATATTTTTTTCCTTTATTTAATCCATTAGAAATGCAATAACACTAGCTAATGAAAATATTGCTATAAAATATATTGCTAAGTATATCACGAACTCGATTCATCTTTTTCCTTTAAAGCTTCATTTGCTGCTTCTTTTGTGCTATCTATTAAAGCTTGTTTAAACACATTTAAAGAAGCATTAATTTGATCTAATTCAAATTGTAGTCTTGTTTGTTTATTGGTTAGATCTTGAACTTGTTGAGTAAAGTATTTTTGTTTATCAGTCATATCTGACTCCTTAAGTTCAACATCATTAATAAAGATTACCTTTTCTTCTGATTTAGCCATTATCCTTCTAATGCAGTAACT